CCAGCAGCAATCCATGAGATACCTGGTTTATGCCTTCTGCCTGCTTTACTGAAGAGCATCAGACGCAGAGCAATAGCTGCACAAATGGCGACATCAATTACCGTCAGGAGGTCGTGGCTAATCATGATTGCTCCCCCATCCATTTTTTGACGAACGACAGTTTTGAAATGCCGCCGTTTTTCAGCCAGAAATAGCCTTGCACAGCAGCAGCGGAAATGATTACGGCTGACAGAGCATCGAGCGGTTTTTCGCGGTAATCCAGATAGTCCTCAATTTTGTCAGCTACAAAACCTGCACCGAAAATGCCAGCCGCGTAACCAAACAGGAAATAACCAAATATCTGTCGTCGCGTCAGGTCGCTGGCGGTGACGATAAAACACATCGAACCAGCAAACGCCCCAAACGCGATTGAGTAATCTACAGAGGTGATAAATCCCACCAGCGCAGACGTGACAATGCCCCAGCCAGCTACCGTTCCTACAGTAGCGCTGGTGCTCAATGGCTCAGCCATTATTTCTTCCTCTGTTTTTTAGAGTGTCTTTAGATACAAAAAAGGCCCGCCGTAGCGAGCCTAAATCTGGTTAATAGGTTAAATATCAGTGTTCTTGGTTCAGTGTTTTTAAAACATTTTTGATGCAAATCGGTGTCATTCTCTCTTTAAAAAAGCTTCTGGCTTCATCATAGGGAGTGGTCATCTCACCTACCATTTTTCTGAAGCTTTTAGCCCCCTCTGTGGAGACTTTCACAAAGTCAGCTTTATCTATCGAATAGTCTGACAAGGAATGTCCGGCTGCATTAAAAGCAGCCAACTCACCATATACGATTTCGAATACATCAGTATCGGTTGAGCCGGCCCTGTCCGTTATACGCCATTCCATCTCACATAAATCTTCAGCTGGTTGTTGCGGATTGCTTGCTATGGCATGAGATGACGCCGTTAGCAGCATTAAAAGAATACAAATATATTTCATGCTTCCTCCGTGAAAAGCGAAATACCACCTTTATGCTTTTTTTAAAAAGCCGGTTCGAACTGTAAGCCATTAGGGATAAATTTGAGGTTGATTCAAAGCAAACAAAAAATCCGCACACAGGCGGATAAGATTGCCTTTCATTAGAAAAGCAGCATGATATAAAATATCTGCTAAATATGGCCTTTTTTGTTGCAGTTTGCAAGATCATTGATACATTGATTTTTAAGCGGCTTGTTAATGTCTTTTAAGCATGCATTAAAACCGCTCCATGCCTGAAGCAGAGGGCGGCGGAGGCATCATTGTGAAGGTCAACAGGTAGCTTCATCAAGCTTCAATCAAGCGTTTGAAACCCGCTAAAGTAAGTGTACTGAATTGAATGCTTAAACTTAGGCTACCCAAATGGTAGTACTTGATAAGCTTATATGTTAAGCGCAAGTAGCATAAAATTGTTAACTGATGCCATAGTTCATTTTGACTTTGAAGCATTGGCAATCGACATAAAAATGACAGTTTCACAACAAAACTAATTATTATGAGTGAGGGGGGTTGTTATGGCCGATACTCTAGAAGGTAAAGTATTACATTTCATCGAAGAAATGGATGTGGCTATAAAGGATGACAGCGATAGCTACTTCTCAATGCACAAATTCTTTGTTGAAAAGGAAAAATATTACACTGAGTGCGGAGAATCTGCTTTGGCTCATGCTGCAGAAATCCTTGCTTGGATTACTCACATGGCCCTTGATGCGGAAAGTAAAAGCGCGCCGATTATAGCAGCTGTTATTCTTAAAGACGGCCGCTCAATCTCTCCAGAAGATCTCAGCGCGGATCAACGGGCTTACTTGGAAAGGCTCTATTCACAACTTGCAACAGGTCTTCTGAAGTCACGCATTGCAGAGATTGCACTGATGCTTGATACGCCCCGCCGTTGGGATTTGGTTGATGAGATAATCGAAGGATATCTGACTGAGCCGCTCTCTGATAAATCGTGGTTTACCAATCAGGAGAATCTTTGGACACGTGCAGTGTCGCTCTCACGTCAATTCAGGAAACAGGCAGCTATCCAGCGCATTGAGGATCAGATTCAGAAGTATATTGATGAACATCCGCCTGAGAATCCCGGCATAACCTTGTCACTGTTCCAGTTTATTCATGAGCAATACCTTCTGGATTCAAACACTAATACAAATGCAGAGAATCTCATGGCTTTAGCAGCTTATAAAAAGTCAGAGAAAAACTTTTCAATTGCAGAGCGATTATTTTCTTTAGCCGCTGAGTTTTATAAGCGCCATCGGCGCTATACAGAACAGTTTGATGCGCTATTTGAAAGCGCCGAATGTCTTTTTCTTGATGCTGAAAATCGAGCGCAATTCAGTGATCAGGGAAATCTATTAGCCAGCGGCCTGTATGAAAAAGCACTACAGCGCTACAGGCTTATACCAGGCGCGCAACGCGGTATTAATGGCGCAGATGCGCGAATTGAAGAATGTTTAAAACGGGTGAGAATACACGGCGAACTCTCACTTGACGATATGCAAACGTTCCAACTACCACCGACAGACCTAAGTGAGCTGGTTGAAATTTCGGTTGATCACGTTCGAGATAAAGGGCATATCTTTACAGCCAGCCTTTACTTTGTAGGGTTTGGCATGATTTCGTCAGAAAACCTGAAAGACGACAAGCAAGAACAATTCCGCATTTCTGATCTTTTTGGGACAGTGTTCATATCAGGAGATGGAAGAGCTATTGGTCGCACTGGAACATCTGGCAGCGATCATTCACGGGTTCGTGAGATGCAATCCTTCGACTTTTCACTAAAAATTACAGTAGCCGGACAAATTATACCCGCAATGCACCAACTCCAGCAGGAGTATAATTTCGTGATGCGTTTTTTTGAGGAGCTTTGTCATCACTCTCCGTTGATTCCTGAAGACAGAGTTAAACTGACGGCAAGAGGCCTATATCTTGGCTTTGAGTATCGTTTTTCTGAAAGTATTCATCTGCTTTCCCCACAAGTTGAGTTCATGGTAAGGAGTTTGCTTAAGCAGGCTAATATCATAACCAGTACAATTGATAAGGCAGGTATTGAAAACGAAATAGGGCTTAGCTCTCTACTGGATAAACCTGAAGCGAAGAACCTGCTCGGTGACGATTTACACTTTAATCTGGCGTCCCTATTTGCTGATCCTCTTGGTGCAAATATAAGGAACTATGTCGCACATGGGTTGCTTAACGATAACTCATCTCAAAGTGAGGCAGTGGTCTATGCTTGGTGGCTATATTTTAAAATAATTGTCATGTCAGTTACTCAGGCACCAATTTTTAGAATACCACATCCTTTGTAAAAACAGAGGTTTAAAGTTAAGCAATGAATTTAGTGATGCCATATATGTATATTGATAGATAAAATTTGTCTACCACATCTCTTTTTACAAAGAAATACAAATGATATTCTCAAGAGGTTAGGTTAATGTTACCTAACCTCTTGATTACAGTCTTGTTATTTGCTCTCGTTTATGAGAGATATTTCAAAGGGGAGCCCCTTCTTAAATTCGTTCATTCAACATGATGATGTATTTTTCTAGTGCGTTATTTAATGCTATTTCATCAAGCCTTTTAATACGACTTTTTAATACCTGCCAAAGCGGGGCATAAATGCGGCTCCAGGTAGATCGTGATACCCCCAACCGCGAGGCCAGCAAAGCACCTGCATATTTCTTGAAAATACTGTTTGACTGAGAACAGGCAATCTCCTGTACTGCCACCCATACTAGCGAAGAAAGCCGCTTTTGCGTTTTCTTCATTAGCCCTGTCGGGAGGCATAGTTTGAAATCATGCCAGACGTATTCGCACAGAGTAATCTGATGGCGGAAATCCAGATCGTAACCGTAACAGTAACGTAGCCATGCCTGCTCATGCTCAGGTAGCTGATTAACCGCACGGCGCCACGGTGACGCGGCGAAATCCTCATCGCCAATAGGTGGCAGTGGTCTGCGTCTGCTGCGCGTCTCCAGCGCATAAACAGCGGTATTCTCCGCCTTAACTTTCCTTTTGCCGCCCTTCCCATCATCCAGCTCGACAGTATGGATTGGTTTACGTGTAAGGCGGCTTTTCTCAGCTGGAGGATTGTCGCTGAATGCCTCAAGCTGGCCTTTGGTTTTGCCAGAGTAATCGGCCAGTGCGCGCCTCAATTCAGTGCGAGCATATTCCAGATCCTGCGCCCTCATGAAATCAGCCCCTCACGTTCCCAGATATCAAGCGTGCGCAGAACGCCCTCGGCGTGCATCAGGCGCAGTTCCTCATGGCTATATTCGGTTTTCAGACGGCCATCTACAGCTGCGTGGCAGCAGTCGCAGCCAATTGCGGCGGTCAAATCGCTGGGTTTAATGCCCGTGCCGCATAAACCGCTCAGGCGATAATGGGCCAGCACGCTGGTCTCAGAATTGAAATTGCATACTTCCGGAATGCGAATTGTGCATTCGCGCCCACGCGCCGCTTTGCGTAAATTTTTTTTCATGCGGCAAACTCCATGAGCTGCGCCGCAATATTTTCGACTTCGGCAGGGGAACTGAATTTGCGGAATAAAATATAATTCCATAAAACATTGAGCACGGATTTATATAGCTGGGCGAATTCAATTTCATCCATGTTGGCGAATGAAATAGATTTTGCGCGGCGGTTACTGCTGCCGTCAGGGTAAACGTGCTCGGTGTAATAACCCGCCTGAATGGTTACCCATTCCCGGAATGCCTCGAAAGATTTCAACAGGGCAATGTCATGCGAGCGATTATGGCCGGTGTCAGCCAGGTATTGCTCAGCGGCATCAGAAAGCGGCGAGTTATGATTCTGCCCTATTCGTTCGCAGAGGTAGTTAACGAAGCCGCTAACAAGCTGGCGCTCTTCCGGCAATATTAGACCTCCTACCGGCGTCCAGTAGTCGAATCCGAGTTGCAAGAGTGCGAATAACTTTTTATGGAATTTATAATTGCGAACGCGCCTGAATTCAGCGTGAATCCACTCGCCAATTTTGATGCGCTGCAAAAATTCGCTGTCCTCCGGTGTTGCCGGGGTGAGCGATGTAGGGCCAGATTTTACAAATTGTATGCGTGCCATAAATAATTCCTGTGACACAGCGATTTCTCAGTAGGCTGTTCAGGCCTGGTGGTTATTATAGGCGCTCACCGCACCCATCAACAAGATAAATCCCCATCAATTCACATCGCTCCCTCAATGAGTTAAAACTCGTTATAAACTCATCAGCGGCCAGCGCAAAACCATTCAAAAATTCGCCCTCAGCATTTCTGAAAATTACAACAGGACGCCCGAAATCATCAAAATTAGGAATTTTCTCTTTAGGAATAAACATAAAAATGTTCTCATTTTGGAAAATTAAATTCCATACTTTTACCTCCGTGTTGCGCCGGAGCATTTAACCCTCTCAAAAATATTAACTCAATTGCAAAAATCACTTAAAAATTGACCAATCTGTTTGAGTAACCTGTTAGGGGTAGTAATTCTAAACATGTATTAAACACAACGCTAAGCTCAAATTTCGAGTCTGGATAATTTTTACCATCGACATCATTTTATTTAAATATTTTTTTATATTGAATGCCAAATTAGCATATTAATATTGTGCGATTTTTGACGCCCTTGCCCTGTTGAGCAGCTGATCAAATTCATTGACCAGTTCGATGGATTTAAATTCCTCGCTGGTGAAATAGCTGCGGCAGGGTCTGCCCTTTTTCACCGCTCGGCCCTGAACTCGCTGAGAGTGTCCATAAAATTTTGGGCTTACGCTTTTCAGCCGGTATGCGCGGTGCCGATTTTTCATGGTCAGTTCGAGATTGCAGTTCACTGAGTCTTTGATGGTTTTCAGCGCCACCCACAGGCTGGATGGATCATATCCTGGGTATTTCTTCCCCACGATGACATGTATCTCCGGCACTGTGAGTGTCTGGCCGAGAATGAGTTCAGCCAACTAAGCACCTAAAATTCGAACTCCTGTTTTCATAAAATTTCCCCTGAGTATTTCGAAACGGGCTTCCTGATCACGCTGCGGGTTATCGTCCTCGGAACCCTTCTGGGATATCGTAATCCATGTTCTGTGACACCATCAAACCGCTGCAAGGTCGTTCGTCGCTCCAACGCTCATCGTTCAGGTACGAGGCTGGCAAGAGCTTGTCGAACCCGAATACCTTGGCGCTAAGCCGCAGTCGAATATCCTCGGCCAGCATTATGGCGAAAACATCAGGCGGCCCGCCGTTAGTTTTTTTCCAGGCCCGGTATTTTTTTTCAAACGCAGGCAGCGCCTTGAGCTTTGCCACTTTCCTGAGTCCGGCGGGCCAGAATATTTTCTCGAACGCCAGTTGGATAGAATCCGGTGGATCATCATCGGTTCGATTCGGTGCATTTTTCGAATCGGACTCATTTTTATTTTGTTCCTGATCTTGTTCCTGATCCTGATCTTGGCTTGAAAGCCCCTCAGAAGCCCCTTTAAACCCCCTTTCACTTTCGCGCTTAATAACAATGTGAAAATCATCCTGATAACGGTCAAAGAATTCAGGCAGAAAGGGGTTCTCCGGCAGGGATGCATACTCATTGCGCACTCCAGCGCAACGGTTATCACCAGGCTTGAGGGAGCGCCCTACCTGATACGCTGCCATCTCATGCACCCAAACCATCTCGGATTGCTCGTCATAGCTACAAAACCCCGCTTCGATGGCCCTTTTAAGCCCCTTCGAAGCCCCTTCTAAGCCCAGTCCTGTTTCATGTGCAAGATAGAGCACTGGCAGGTAATAAAGACCTAACATGTTGGCGTGGGGTGACGTCATTAAATAAAACGCCACCACCTGCGCCTCCGCTCCCGCATTTCTTAACTCACGACCTGTTTTCCCCAACCAAAATTGAGGTGATACGGTTGCGTAATCACGCATAACTTCCCCGGTTAATCATCGCGTTGCAACACCACAAAGCGGCTCTATGACCGATTTGATGGCAACAAACGCGGATATAGCTTCGTTTAGTTCTTTCAATGCAATGGCTGGGGCGGCGCGGAGAAGTACGGCATTAACCGCCTCAACGCTCTCTTTAGCTGCAAAAGTTGCCAATAAAACGGGATCATCAGGTGATTCGAGTTGATACCGCCTTTGCACCGGCAGAGCCACCATAACATAGGGCATTAACTCGCTTGCCTTGCGCTGGTAATAAACGGTCTTACCTCGGAACGTTCGCTTGATCGTTTGCTCCACGTTGTGTAAGCCCGACACTGTACGTGCTGATTTTCGAAAATCAGCATGGTGCTCAGCTATCAGTGCAGCTACGTTTTTCCAGCCGATTTCAGCGGCCCACTCCTCAAGTTGCTGCGTCACGTCCTTGTGGTTGATTTTCATGAATCAGACTTCCTTTTCGCCTTTTGTTAGCCTGCTCGTCATAAACGGCAGGGTCATATTTCAGAGTTCCGTTGGATGCCCTTTCGAGTCTCAGTGCGCGTCCTTCTGGCACATACTCACCCCAAGCATAGACAGAGGGAACCCTGACTCCAGCGGCCTTAGCAAGAAGACGCTTATCGCCAAAAAAGGCAATGGCCTCGCTAGTCAGCATAAATCTCACTCCTTGTTAGAATTTCCTAAACAATATTAGCGCGGGAATCGGAAGTCAAGTGAAGTTAGAATTACCTAATATGAAATTTGAAACATTGGGCCAACGCGCCTTAGCTCGAAGAAAAGAGTTAAAATTAACTCAGCGGGATGTTGCGAAAGCAGCAGGTGTTGCTCATGTCACTATTTCTCAATGGGAAAGAGACGAGACAGCCCCAAGCGGTAAACGCCTCTTCTCACTGAGTCAGGCGCTGCATTGTGCTCCCGCATGGCTCCTATATGGTGAAGAAGAAGCACAGCCTCTAGCTGCCACCGAAATAAAAAAACGGCCTGAACTTGAGGATCGCCTGCAGGAACTAGTCAATTTATTCGAATCATTACCGGTTTCCGAACAGGAAGCCCAGCTTAATGAGCTTCGAGCTAGGGTAGAAAACAATAACAGGTTGTTTGAAGAACTATTGCAGGCTAGAAAGCGGCAAAAATCCCTTCAAAATCCCTCCTAACCTCCATCAAAATCATTCCCATCCCGCAAGCCGGGATTTTTTTGCCCCAAAAATTTATTAATATTCAAGTCATTAATTAATTCCGCCCTTCTTGTTAGTCATTTCTAACAAAAATTTCTTGATCATCCTGTTAGGTTATTCTAACTTAAGCCCATCGACAGACATCACCGCACAGTGATTTCTCAGAAAAACGTTCCGCTGACCCGGCGATAAGGGCAACAACTCAGGGAATGCGTTATGGAAAGAAAATTCATGATTTACCAACGCCGTGATGGTTTTCAGATTGCGGAAGATGCAACCGGGACGCGTCTTGAAAGTGGAATGGAATTCCTAGCGCGCCCAAACAAATCAACCCTCTGGTACACCGCTGGATTTAACATTGTTATCGATGATGATTACGAGCTGGTAGGTGAGGAATTAATTGATTGTTCCTGCCCTCCTCTAAATGTTCTCTTTCTTGTCGATGGTGTGATGAAAGTTGTCCATCAGTCACGTATCGCATTAGATGACATGGTTGAACAATATGACGACGCAATCAGTGATCGCGATCTGATCGTTGCCCGTCAATTGAAAGCTGACATCAACGCCGAAATAGAAGCCTGTCACACCGAGGCCTCGATAATAAACGATGCCCTAGATGAGACCTATCCGCTGGCACGCAAGGTATTACTATGGTCTTACATAGATGGCGAAGCAAAAGCCCGCACATTGGAATTGGCACACATCGAGGCGATGGAAATGGATAAGCAGGCTACCCATTTTCGCAAAGAGCAGGCCGCACTATCTCAGCGCGTAGCCGTAATTATGAGTAGTCCCCCGCTTAATTTCGCCTTCACCAGGGCAATACGGGCACCGTTGGTGTCGCCGGAACCGTAACCGGCATCATCAAAATAATTCAGGGAGGGAATATGTGGTTATACGGACTGGCTGGATTGATAGGCTGTTTTGTTGGTTCTGGATTAACTCTGCTGGCTGTTGGCCTCATATGGGCCGCAGGTCGGGATAAGGAGGATTTATGACTCGGTATCAAGCATTAATTACCGCACGCAGCAAAGCCGCTATTGCAAAGTTTATTGATGACCCTGTGATGTGGAAAGAAGCATTGCGATTGTATTTCTTTGCAATTGGCGGTCGGGCAAAACTTCATTAATTAATTTTTAGTTAACAAAAAAAATGCCGCGCTGCGGTAGGGAATCACTCAATCTTTTTTAAGGAAATATCATGAAAGAGTTCAATGGAATCACGCTTGAGACATTAATCAAAATCCCTTTAAAAACTTTTTTTCACTTTATCCGTAATGGCGAGGCAGTTGGTTACATCATTGCCGAAGAATCAATTCAGGGTAAAGGAATTGTCACTGTTTTTACCCCCTTCACCGCTGATGGGCTTATGACAGAAACCCGCTGTTTTAAATGCGCGATCAAATCCCTCATCCGACTGCACGAAAACTCTGGTGATTTCCAACCCTGCGACCGTCGCCGCCCAACCGTCAAGATTGAAGTTCATGTTATCTCATTTGGCCGCCAGCTTCATTGATTCACTGCTGCCCCGTTCGCGGGGCACTGCAACCGCATGCGCATTATTTAGTGTTCAGGCGGTTGTGGTGTAGCTCAGCGGAAGTAGCGCCTGGCTTTGGCACAGGGTACGGGAGGTCACCGGTTCGAATCCGGTCACTATGACAAAAATAACGATTCATTGCTGTGTGTAGCCTTTCCCCGCGTCGCCGCGGGGCTTTTTAAAACGTATCTGAATGCGTTTTACAAAGCCAACAATAAAGGATGGAGAAAATGCAGACTTATATTATTTATATCCACCCGGAATCTCCAGATTCCAAACTACCAGAAATTGTGACCGCAATTCAGGCGCGCACTGAGTTCCTCGCAAAAGCGCAGGCCATGAGCCTGCTGGAAAACGAATTCCCGGAAACAGCATTTGAATATGCTGAGCCTCTGAGCTGTGCGGATCGCCCTGGTCTGAATCGCCCAAAATTGAATGTTCTGGATGCCGATTTTATGAAAACTCACGTTTGGAATGAAGAAACCCAGGAGATTGAGCCATTAGAGCAGCCAGAGGAAACCAACATAAATTTTGATGCCCTTCCCTCTGGCACGAAAATGGCCGTTCTGGTCCGGTTCGGTACCACTGAAATTACCTCCAGCCAGCTCAAAGAAGCCATAGCAATCACACAGGATGAGGCAAACTCGTTTGAGGGCCACATGATTGAGGCATTGAGCCGCACTAAATCCGTAGCTGCAATGCACCCTGAAATTCTGCTCCAGCTGATCAGCGACCTCGGCAACAATTTCGAGCCTGGTGATAACTGGCCTCAGATCAAAGCATTCATTGAGCGCTGGCAAAAAGATCGTCTTGCGGCACGCAAGGATGCAAGCAATGTTACCGAACTTCTTACACCTTCAGGGGCCATTGCAGGCGGCAAAAATGCCACCGACCGTTCAGCTGATCTCACACATAACCATGACAGCTTGGGCCTTGAAATTGCAGCTGCGTTGCTCCCATTCGAGTTTGATATCTACCAGATTCCGGCAGCGGTTTACCGCCGCGCGAAAGAAATGGTGAGTTTGAAGGAGCAGGATTGGGCAGCCTGGAACCGCGCCATGATCGCCACGCCAGGCATTCTGGATTATTCCCGCGCTGCGATCATGCACTGCGTCAGAACTGCACCAGAAAACATTCACCTCACTGCTGGCGCACTGCAGCAGCACATTAACAAAACCCTGACCGAAACAGATCACGCGAATCCCCTGCCTGAAATCGTGGCGATTGCGTGTGGCCAGCAGGTCGTTAAACCAGGGACTGATAACGATGAAACCAAACCGGACGATGAGAGCGAAAAACAGACACTGGCTGATGCAGCGAGCACAGTTGGAACAGTGGAACCGCACACAAATGAATCGAATGGCGCAGCGTCGGGCGTGGCGGATGTACCACCTGTAGCTGAGCGTACCGGCCCATTTTATGCCCGTAACGAGGCTGGCGAGGTCAAACGCTGCAACAAACAGAAGGCACTGGAACCGCTGCTGGCACAGGGTTATACCGAGATAACCAAAGACGAATATCTGCAGCTTAAAAATAAACCTGCGGCACCAGTCACCCCACCCGCCGAGCCTGCTCCGCAGCCTGAGCAAAACAAGCCGGTAGTGAATGATCTCGGTAATGGTCGCTTTAGCATTGAGGGGCTGATTCTGACGCAGAACCCAGCACCTCAGGCGCAAGAGCCTGCCCCCTCAAATGAGGTTGAAAAACCGGAAAATACACCGGTTGAGCATTCTGCTGCTGAATTCCAGTCAATCGGTGCCGCACTTGAAAATGACCTAGCCGACAAAGGTGACAACCTGAAAATCTGGCGCAGCGTGATGCGCACAGACCCGCGTTACACAAAGGATTTGGCTGGGGCTGGGTTTGAGGGAACGAGCATCAATGCTGAATACATGGTTATGCGTGCAACAGAGATTTTCGGTCCCGTTGGCACAGGTTGGGGATTCGAAGTGATCGAGGATCGCATGCTGCCAGGCGCGCCCATGTCCGAATCCATCTGGGAAAATAACAAATTCATCAGAAATGTGCTTTTGCGCGACGCTGATGGTTCTTTAATTACTGAGCAAAATCACAGTATCAAAATCAAATTCTGGTACCGCACAGACGCCGGCACTCGTGGCGAGGTAGAAGCCTATGGTGCCACTAAATACCTCTATAAGACCAAAACTGGAATTATGTGTGATGGAGAGGCACAGAAAAAATCTCTCACCGACGCCATCAAAAAAGCACTTTCACTCTTGGGCTTCTCAGCTGATGTTTGGCTGGGCCTGTATGACCAGGCCGAATATAAACAGGAAAACGCCCTGGAATTCGATATCCGCAACGCCAGCGATAAAGCAGAAGACGTCACGCGAATCCGTAAAGAGCTTGATGACAAATTCAAGCTGAACACTGACACCATGCGTGCAGCTGTTACCCCCAATGAAGTCTCCGGCGTTGCATCTGCCCTCACCCGCGTTATGGGCATTCACCTCAAAGCAGCTCGCGAGAAAGCTGATACCGAATACGCCAAATATCTGGAGGGCCGTTTGCGCCGCCTCGAAGAAGTTAAAGCCGAGTGCCTCGCTAAATTACAGGAGAATGCAGCATGAGCAACCGCACTATCGACCTCGCATTAGAACTCAGCAAACTGGAGGCTCTGACCTCTGATGATGGCGAGCTGACCCCAGAAATGATCGCCGATACCCTGGAAGGCATTGAGGGGATGCTCGAAGATAAATTTGACGCCACCATGAACGTGATCCGCAGTTTTGAGGCCAAAGCAGAGGCCTGCAAAAAAGAAGCGGCTCGTCTGGCAGAGCGTAAAAAACATTGGGACCGTCAGACATTCGCACTGAAAAATTATCTGCTGGAATGCCTTATTACCTCTAACCGTACAACGTTTAAAACAGCCCTGAACACCTTCACAGCTCGTAAAGGCTCAGACAGCCTGGTGGTAGACAATATTGATCTCATTCCTGATGAGTTTGTTGAGTCAACTACTGAAGTTATTACTAAAACAAAAAATGATGCACTCAAGAAAGCACTGCGTGATCTAAAAACTCAAATTGAAGCGTATAAGGCCCAAGGAAAGGAACCGCCTGAAGAATTATTGAAAAAAATCCCCGGAGCGCATCTGGAAACTGGGCCGCAGACATTACAGGTCCGTTAATTCCCCAAAATATATTTTTCGGAGCGGAAGCAGTAATGAGCGACGATTTATTTCATGAACTCGCCTGCGACACATTATACCGGCCTGATGATGGTTGTGATTATACCTCAACCATTATTTGGGAAATGCGCGCCGGTGTGCGCAGGCGTTGCGGTGACGAAACACAACGACCTCAGCCGATTAGGGTTGTAGCTAAAAATAAAAAGGAAAGAGCCAGGCGCATTAAAAAACGCAGGAAGAAAACCATTTTGGTTTAAACCTCACGTTATGCGTCACTGCCCAACTTATAAAAAGGAGAGAATATGGCTAATTCATTTAAAAAGATGATTAAAGAGAAAATAATTTCTCGCAGCGATAGCGGCATGTTTATCAGTCTAGATAACATCCACGTCAAAGAAGGTTTTAATAAACGTGAGGACGACGAGCGCACCCGCCTTGCTGATGATGACCTTTTTGCATTTCTCATGGCTGGAGGAACCGTTCCGGCTATTGAAGCCGTGGCGCGAGATGACGGCGGCGTATGGGTGGTAGAAGGCCATCGCCGCCGTCGCTGCTATGAACGCTGCCGCGCTGCAGGTAAACCGGTAGAGCGTATTGCTATCGTTCCATTTGTAGGAGTGACATTG